CCCAACGGTTGAGGCTTCGGCTGAAACTGTTCCAACAGCACCAATCTTTGCGGCAGCACGTCGCGAGACCCCACTTCCGACAGCAGTCGAGTACATCGCTGCTGCCATCTCGGGTGGCGATCAGTGGCGCGCAATGTCAGAAGCACTCCGTGCAGCTGCACCTGACATCGTCACAACCGACACCCCAGGCATCTTGCCTACTCCAATTGTTTCCCCTGTTTACAACAACTTCATCGGACGACGTCCAGTTGTAGACGCAGTTGGCGTACGCGCAATGCCTGCCGGTGGCAAGGTCTTCATCCGTCCAGAGGTCACCACGCACACAAGCATCGGTGCATCCATCGGCGAGCAGGCTCCAACCGCAGGAACAATGGTCGTTTTCAACAACCAAGTGACCAAGCAAATCTTTGGCGGATATGTAAACATTTCCGAGGCCGACATTGACTGGTCAGATCCTTCAATCTTGCAGGTCGTTCTTGACGACATGGGTCGCATCTACGCGAACGCAACCGACAACTACGCCGCAGACCAACTGGTTGCAGGTGCAAGCGTTACTCAAGCATTTGCTGCAGCAGACACTGGGAAGCCTGAAGTATGGGCTGCCGAAATTGCACAGGCAGCAGCAACAATCTTGTCAAGTTCTGACGGCAACCTGCCAACACACTTGTTCGTTGCACCCGGAATTTGGCAGGATCTTCTTGCACTTTCGGATTCAAGCAAGCGTCCGTTGTTCCCACAGGTTGGCCCAATGAACGCATTCGGCAACCTCGCACCCGGACAGTACAACGGCAACGCCTTCGGCTTGCAGGTTGTTGTTGACCGCAACTTTGCAAGCGCAACTTGCATTGTCGGTGACGCATCGGGCTACGAGCTTTTTGAACAGCAAAAGGGCACCATGTCCATCGAGTCACCATCGACACTGTCACGCACAATCGCTCTCCGCGGTTACTTCGCAGCGTTGATGATTGACCCAACCAAGTTCGTCAAGTTCACATTCGCCTGATTACTAGGTAGTAGGAAAGGGTCTGTATGTCTGTTTACACAATCACTCATGGTTTTCACTTTGATGATGTGTCAGCCGTACAGACCCTGACCCCTTCCGAAGTTCAGCCCGGTGACAGCATCGTTGTTGCTGGCGCTGGCGCAAAGTTCAACGGCACCTTCACCGTTATCAGCGTTGAAGAGTGGGAGTACATCGGGAAAGACCAACAGGGCTATCTCGAGTTCAACTATGACGTGCCAAAACTCAATCAGGTTCTCTATGCGGTAACTGGACAGGCCGACGATGAAGAGTATGCAGCGCTTGCTGGCACTCTGACGTTTACAGAGACCATCACTTGGACTACCTCTGCACTTGTGCTTTCGTGGCTTGGTATTGACGTGGCAACCGCTAACGACACCGCCTTTGTGGCTAAGTGTGTGAGTGCTGCTAACGCTTGGTGTTTCCGTAAACGCCGTGAGGCTGGCTACACCGATCAGCAAGGCACCGTCCCCAGCGCCGATGTCGAGCTGGGAACGACGATGTATGCAGCAACGCTTTACCGTGAACGCGGAACCAGCGGTGACGCATACGGCGCTTTTGACGGGATGGGCAACCTCGCCCAACCTGTCACCCTTCACCGCATCATGCAGCTGTTGGGCTGTGGCAGGGCACAGGTCGCCTAATGCCTGCATCGGGGATTCTTGTTGACGCTGTAAACGCAGTGAAGACACAACTCACCGCGCTGAGCCTTGTCCCCATCACTGACCCTCGTAACGCTCGCCCGATGTCGGTTCTCATCGAACTGCCAACGGTCACAGCGTTTACATACAACGTGGGCAACATCGACATTCGTCTTCGTGTTTTGGCACCGCCACCCGGCAATCAAGACGCTGGCGATTACCTCATGACCATCGCAGATCAGATAATGAACTCACCTATCGCGGTCACGGATCTTCGTCCGGGCCTCGTATCCATCGGAGGGCAAGACCTGCCCTCTTATGACTTAACCGTTGCCGTAGCCGTACGGCGCAACTAACAAAGGAGCCCTCATGGCTACAACAACATTCCTCAGCAATGCCACGATTAACATCACGCAGGGCGCAACCACCACAGACCTTTCAGATCAGGCAAACGCCGTCTCCGTCATGGTTGGCGTTGACTCGCTTGAGTCCACCGCTTTTGGCGACACAGGACACCGCTTCACAGCTGGTCTTCAGAACGTCGAAGTATCAATGACTCTGTTCTTGTCCTACGGCGCATCTGAAGTTGAAGCAATCCTCAACTCTTGCGTGGGCACAGGTTCAACCGTGTTGACCATCTCGCCATCTGGCACAACAGAGTCCGCTAGCAACCCTGAGTACATCATCACCAACTGCATGCTCTCTGACTTCACCCCAATCAACTCAACCGTGGGCGAACTTGCCACCGTTGAGGTCACCTTTACAGGTGGCACATGGGTTCGTGACGTAACCGCACCGTAAACCCGTAAACCTTCAGGAGAAACAACATGAAGATCACACTCGCAGTCGAACAGATTGACGGCCTCACCTACGAGGTCACCACAAATCTGTTTTCTATTGTGGCACTGGAGCGCAAGTTCAAAATTCGCGCTTCTGACCTTGCCTCCGGTGTCGCAATGGAGCACCTCGCTTTCCTCGCCTTTGAAGGTGCAAAGCAAAACAGCATCACCGTCCCAGCCGTCTTTGATGACTACATCAAGAAACTGGTCTCGGTAGAAGTTGTCAGCGAGGACGCTGCAAACCCTACGGAAGAGGCAGTTACCTCCGAACCCTCTGCGAGTTAGCAGTGGAAACGGGTTTCTGGCCTCACCAAATCCCATTCGATACACAAGAGCTGCACACCATGTTGGATGTGCTGAAGAAGAGAGCAAAGGAGAGCAACCGTGCCCGTAAGTAACGACATCAGTGTTTTAGGCATCAACGAAGCAATCCGATCTCTTAACAAGATTGAGCCTGGACTCCGTAAAGAGTTCAACAACGAGGCTCGCGCTATTGCTGCCCCAGCCACTGACGCTGTCCGCGCTGCATACAAGTTTGTTCCTCTCTCGGGTATGAACCGCAAGTGGGCAGGCCCAGCGGTAAACGGACGGCAGGTGTTTCCGTGGAACCTTGCTAAGGCAAGCAAAGGTGTGGACGTTGTGTTTAACACTGATCGCCGCACGTTGGGCACGATCACTGTGGTTCAGCGTGATATTGGGACCGCCATTTTTGAGACTGCTGGACGCAAGAACTCCAACCCGTTAGGCGATGCGCTCGGGCCTATTCAGCCGGGTCGCACTCGCATTATCGGCCCTGTTGTTTACAGCAAGGTAAATGAGATTGCAGCTGTGATGGAGAAGTTTGCTATCAGTATTGTCCAGCGCGTAAACCGAGAGATGAACTAATGCTCAGTATCCCTATTGTTTCGTCCTTTGATAACAAGGGAATCAAAAAGGCAATTCAAGAGTTTAAACAACTTGAGGGTGCTGGCGCTAAGGCCAAGTTTGGTTTGGAGAAGGCTTTAATTCCTGCGACTGCCGCAGTTGGTGCTTTAGGCGTTGCATTGTTTGACGCTACAAAAGGCGCTATGGAGGACGCTGCCGCGCAAGACCTCCTTGCCAATAACTTGCGGAAAGCCACTGGGGCTACCGACGCTCAAATTGCATCCAACGAAGATTGGATTAGCACCCAAGGCAAATTGTTAGGAATTACCGACGATGAGTTGCGTCCCGTACTGGCGAAGTTAGCGAAAGCAACTGGCTCAGTTACTACGGCGCAGCAGTTCGCCAATCAGGCGATGGACATTGCTGCAGCTACTGGAAAGCCCCTTGCGACGGTCACAGACGCTGTAGCAAAGGCTTACGGGGGCAACATGACCGCCCTCGCCAAATTGGCTCCTGAATACCGCACCATGATTAAGGACGGTGCAGATTTCGAGACAGTGATGAGCCTGATTGCTGACACCACTGGCGGTGCTGCAACTGAGGCTGCAAACACGGCCCAAGGACAATTTAAGCGCCTTGGTGTTTCTCTTGCTGAAACAAAAGAATCCATCGGGGCTGCACTGCTCCCAGCGATTGAGGCCGTGCTGCCGTATTTAACAAAGTTCGGTGATTGGGCTGCTAAGCACCCGGGCATCATCCTCGCTGTTGGTGCTGCCATCGCTGTTATCGCTGCTTCCATCATGGCTGTAAACCTTGCTATGGCGCTCAACCCATTCTCAGCAATCATCATTGGCGTTGTTGCTGTTGGTGCAGCTGTGGTTTTGGCTTACAAGAAGTTTGAGGGTTTCCGCAATGTTGTCGACGCTGTTTTCAGTGGCATCAAGGTGGGCTTTGACTTTGTGGTCTCTTACTTCAAGACTTTGTTGACGATCTACAAGGGCATTTTTAACGGCATTGCTTCGCTGTGGAATAACTCCATTGGCAAGTTGTCGTTTAAGTTCCCGTCTTTCGTACCGGGCTTCGGCGGTAAGGGCTTTGATGTGCCCAATATCCCGATGTTGGCGCAGGGTGGCATCGTCACTTCTCCAACCCTCGCACTCATCGGTGAGGGCGCTGGCCCTGAGGCTGTCATCCCTCTCGACCGCATGGGCGAGTTCGGCATGGGAGGCGGAGGCGGTGTCACCATCAATGTGCAGGGTGGAGACCCTCAAGCCGTGGTTGACGCTTTGACACGCTGGTATCGCCAAAATGGGCCTTTGCCAGTAAAGGTTGCTTAATGGCTGTTCCTGCTTACGAACTAACCGTAAACGGCAACAGCGTTAGCAACGTCCAAGGTTTTACGTTTACAAAGGGTCGCACAAAGATAAGTGACCCGTTGCGCGCTGGCACTGGCGTTATTAGCGGTCGACGACCTGATCTGTTGCCAACAATTACGGTAGGGCAAACCGCAATCCTTGTCATTCGTCCTGCTGGCACTGGAGAACTTGGGTATGCGTTTGCGTGGCGTGTCGCTGACCTTCGCATTATTTACGGAGTAACAAGTGCATACGACGAATGGGAACTCGACATCGAAGACACGTTTGCGTTGCTTGGTCGTGGCGACGTGTCAACTTCGTGGGCTGACGGTGACCCTGTTTCTACAGCGATTTTTAATGTCACCGACGAGTACGGCATTGGCTTAACCGTTGCTATTGCTACTAAGTCTCTTGTTTCGGCTCAGACCGTTACAAACCAAAACGGGCTTGACGTGCTTTCGCAGCTGGCCATTACTGAGCAGGCTCGTTTTACAACTCAAAGCCCATCAGGGCCTAATTTCATCACCTTGTATGGGCGTGGCTGGCAAACACAGCTCACAACGTATGACGCTTCTGATGACAACACAGGCACTAACCCTCTTGTTTACACGGCTTTGGACTTTGCTGGTTTGGCTGACAACTATGCCAGCAAGGTGATTGTTAACCCTGAGGGGTTAGCGCAGCAAACATCTGGTAGTGGCAACTATTCAATATCGGTGCCGTCGTATAGCCGTAACACTAACGACGCTTCGAACCTTGCGTCTTTCCTTGTGGGTGTTTACAGCCAACAGTCCGGGCAGCCGTCTCGTATTAGTTTGAAAATTTCTGCACAAAATACGACAACAAAGAAAAATAATGCAATGGCTATTTGTGATCCGATTTCGCAGGTTCGTGTGAAGTTTCGTGGGTCGACGTATTTGGCGATCGTTGAGGGTTACACAATTACGGGTCAAGTGGATGATGTGTTGGTGTCGTGCAGTTTGTCGTCGCCGTCGTTTTATCCGCAGTTTATTCTCAATAGCGCCGAGTTCGGCGTGTTGAATACTAATCGTTTGGGTTATTAGGAAAGTAAGGTTCAGGTATGGGTTATCCAAATTTTGTCAGTGGGGATGTTTTAAACGCGTCGGATATGAGCGCTGTCTCGCTGTGGAAGGTGGCTAGCGGTACTTTGTCGCTAACCACCACTCCCAGCAATGTCACGGGCGTTTTCAGTTCGGACTACAAGCAGTACCGATTGCTATTAAATGTGACCATTCGTTCAGCAACTAACCGAGTGGACATGAAGTACCTAGTTGGTACTACGCCTACTAGCACAAACTACTACCAGTCGGGAATTGGCGCGGACTTTGCCGCTGATACAACGCTTTATTATCAACGCTCAAACAATGACGCTCAATTTTTCGGTATTGGCAGTTCAAGCATGACGGCGTTGTCTTTTGACATTTACAACCCAAACAAGGCCGATTTCACAATGCACACGGGAACAATTCTTAATGCCAACTTTTCGTTCCCATACATTGTGGGCGGGGCAAACAGAACTACTAACCAGTTCACAGGCTTTCAGTTGTTTACAAGCACAGGGACAGCCACAGTCGAATACCAAGTGTTTGGATACCAAAACTAATGAGCAACAC